CCCGACATGGGCCAGTGCATCCATTGCTCTCCCGGCCGCAGGTCTGGCGGCGCTGGTGGGATTGCAAGCCTTGCCGCTTCGTCGAGTTTGCGCCATGCCTTGAGGCCCTGCTTGCGTGCTTCGGCCAGCCGATCTTCCTTCAGAGTCCTTCGGTATCGCCTCATTTCGTGGCGCCTACTTTCTGATGTTGTGATATTGCCTCGTTGGGCGTCACTACATCGCGGCCGATGCCGTTCAGCAACTCCCGCAATTCGTTGATGTACTCGCGCTTGCACCATCCTTCAATCTCGCAGATCGTCAGATCGACCAAGATGTCAGCAAGCAGGCGTTCCTTGAACTTCTGTCTCGCCAGTTCGTTAACCGTCCTGGCTTGGCTGGCGTGAAACACAAAGGCGCCGGGCGCGCTTGGCACCTGCGGTGGCGCTTCGTTGCTGCTGGCGCGGATCGGCTCGTCAAACCTCAGTTGCCCCTGGGGTTGCAGCACGCGCAGCAACGCCCGCTTCCCGCCGCGCAGAACGCTTTTCCCGTCCGTGACGAACGCATGCCCGGCCAGCGGAGAGCCCACAGATGAATCAAGCCTCCACCCTTGCGGCATTTTCTCCAGCAGCAGCCAGCCCCGGTATCGCGGTGCGCCGTGCTGCCCAACTGACGGTTCGAGCGGACCCTCAACAGGCCGGCAAGTTTGTGGCGCTTCGGTCATGTGTTCGTGGCCTGTTGGGGTCCGCTCAACCTAGCGTTAGGCCGCAGGGCTCACCACCAAGGGCGGGGCCTGCCATCCTTGCTGCACCAACCATTCGTGGTACTGATCCAGTGCCCACAAGCAGCAGTCCGCATCGGTGCCGCTCTCATCCGGTGACAGCGGCCCGAACTGCTCGCGCGCGATGTCTTTGCGCTTAATCATCGGAGACAGCGGCACAGTGCCAAGTAAGTCAGAAGACCCATCCGCCTTGACGCCAATCAAATTCATTGTTTCTCTCATGCTTTTTCCCTCTAGTTTTCTGATCCAGGCCTAACCAAGCGCTGTAGCCGACGCCCGCAAGCGTGCGCGGCTAACCGCCAACGTTATGCCGCTTTTCAGCAGCATAGTCCTCCGCCAATTTGGCGGCTTCAGGATGGCGCATCCAATGGAGAACCAACCTGTTCAGCGCAACGTCACATGCGGCGCAAATCGGGCGGTAGTTGTTCCCGTCGCTGCAAATCTGCCACTGGAAGGCGGCAGGCTCTGAGCATCGCACGCATCGCAGGCGGCGCACGCCTGACTCTGTGTAAGGCTCGCGGCGGCGGCGCTGCCAGTAACCTGAAACAAGGTCTTTCAGTTGCGCTTTCATTCTGGCTGCCCTTGGGCTGCGCGTTGTTCCGGCCCGTCCAAGTGCCACAGCATGCGGCCCACAAACCAATAAGCGCCACAGCCGCTGCCCGGCGTCAGGTACGTGCGCGCGTCGGACTGCATCGCGCAAATCAACGCATCTAGGCGCTCCACCTTTTGCTCAAGCTGCCTAACCCGCAATTCGACCTGACCCGCCACGGCAGGCAGGCTTTGTGCCTCGGTCTTAATGTCTTTGTCCATGTCTTTCCTTTCGCCGCAGCGGTCAGGTCAATTTCACGTTAGGCCTTTTGCGCCGCTGCATACAGCCGCTTCAGGCTGGGGTGGCAGCGCAGCTCGTCTGGCAGGTCGTTCCATGCGGCCACCAGGTCTTCGCGGCCAGCTTGCATCCGCTCGCGCTCTTCTTTGCGCGCCATCTCGGCAATCGTGGCCGCAAAAATCACGCACGATGTCAGCGTCACATCCTCTTTTCGCTTCGGGTCTGGCCATTCGAAGAAATGTTCCGCCTCTTCAGTAATTCGCTTTTGGTCAATCATTCTTTCGCTCCGTTTACAGGCCTAACCAAGCCCATCAACCCGCGACTGCTGCGCAGCGGGGTTATGGGCACCGTTAGGGCACTTCAAAACAGCGCCTCCTGCACCGCGCGCTCTGGCGCACAGTGCGGGCTGCACCACAAAGTTTCCGAGGCGCTGTTCTCCACCGCCTCATCGGTCACTGCATAGCCCTTGCGCGCCGTCCAGGCCCGCAGGTGCCAGCCGTTCGCCAGTAGCGCGTCATGCTCGCCAGCATGGCCGCAAAGCACGATCCGCAGCTTCTTGTCCTGTCCGTTGGCTGCGCACCAGGCGCGCACCTTGTCGGCAAGGTCGCCACCCACGCCGCCAGCCGCGTAGTCCATCGCGCCTTTCGTGTAAGGCGGGTCGAGAAACACCCCAGTCGTGCCGTGCCGTGTCGTCACGCTTTCGGTCAGCACGCGCTGCCAGTCGCCCACCGCAACCCGCACGCCCCGCGTGCGATCCTGCAGCGCGCCGAACCACTCATAGATGTAGTGCGTGCGGCCCTGGCCGGCATCGCCCAGGTGCGGCAGTTTCCGGTTCACGCCCCGGCCGGCATCGCCCAGGTGCGGCAGTTGCCGGTTCACGCCCCGGCCGGCATCGCCCAGGTGCGGCAGTTGCCGGCCGTCCACCAGCTTCTCGCCGTCATGCACCCACGGCCCGGTGCCGCTGCACCAGCCGCTGCCGATCCAGTTGCACGCGCCCCAGCACCACCAGCCCGCAATCTTGGCGTCGTAATAGTCTGGGTCGGCGTGCAGCCGTTCCAGCAGGCCAGGCGCATGGCGTACCAGCCACGAGTGCCGCGCAAACAGGTCGGCCTCGTTGGTGGGCCAGTCGGTGTGCTTTGCCACGTCGGCCGCATCCAGCGACACCGCGCGCCAGAAGTTCGCCACAAAGCCGTCCGCGTCATTGATGGTTTCAACCTTGCCCACGTTGGGGCGCCCAAGCAGCATTGCCGCCGAGCCCGCGAACGGTTCTACGTAGTTCTCAGGGTCGCCCAGCGCGCCCCACACTGTCTCGCACGCCAGCGACTTTCCGCCAAAGTACGGGAACGGTGCTGCCAAGGTGCCTGCTACAGATTTCACTGGTTCTCCATCTATCGTCGGAAGTGCCCTAACACGCAATTCGAGGCGACGGCCTACGGCCGCGCCTCAATTGCAACGTTAGGGCGCACCTGATACGCGCACCCGCGCCATACGCGCTTTGAAATTACGCTGTGCAGCACGCTGTCTTTAAACACCACAAAGTCACCTGCCCGCATGCGCTTTGCTTCCGTCCCAACTTGCAAGAACAGTTCCTCAAATCTTGGTAGGTCTACTACCCAGAACACAGCCGCGTAACGGCGCGGGTATTTGCCAGCGCCTACCCAGTCGTCTGTGTGCGGCTCCACGCAGCGCATGCGCAAGGCAACTCCTGTGGTGGCGTCATGCCTCCACTTGCTTCCGCAAGGCACGCAGCCAAAGTCCTGCGGCAGCGTCGTTGCAAACGAGTCGTCCGCAATCTCTCGCACCATGCGCCGCTGCGCTGGCGTCGGGTGTTGTGTTCCGGCCTCAAAAATCATGTGTTCTTCACCAGTGCGCCCTAACTGTCGGTTCAAGCGGACGCCGTGCCGGCGCCGCTTAACCTGGCGTTAGGCGGCATCGGATGAACCGGCTCAAACCAATCAGCGCAATACCAAGTCGTCGGTGTACCGTGCTTGAGCGGCGGCTGAACACGGAACATCACACCGCTTTGGCTGTGCCCATGCCAACGATCACGGTCAACTGCCACAATTTGCACGCGTGCCATTGGCCCGGCGCCGTTGAAGTCGGTCAAAGCCCAATCTCCAACCGCAAGCTGTCGGCTTTGCAGACCCATCGCCTACTCCCCCGCCCGCTTCTTCCAACCGGAAGCAAGTAAGGCCAACAGTTCGTTGTCATCGCCACCGCGCAAAAGCTGATCGTGCGCGTTGGTGCAAATCTGGCGCAAGCGCTCAAGCTCATCAAGCGCCACGCCAAGTGCAGCAACACACCCGGACGGCGCGCAACCTTGCATGCTTGCGTGCCACCAATTCGCGGCTTCAGCAGGTGTGCGCGTGTCCAGCCCGTAGTTGATGCGCCAGCATTCAATCGTTGATTGCTGAATCGGCTCAATGTCGTGCGTTTCGCTCATGTTTACCTTTCATTTCAAATGCCGCCTAACCGGGCCGCTGTAGCCGACGCCCGCAAGCGTGCGCGGCTAACCGCCAACGTTATGGCGCAGCGCGCTTTGCCGCACGTTCGCGGCGTCGAGCCAGCTTTGCAGCGTGCTCACGGATCGCTTCGACATCATCCGGGTGCGCCCAAAGGTTCGTCACCGGCACCAGGCCGGCAGCGATGCGCCGGGCTTTCAGATCGGCCTGGCGCTCTGCGTTGGTCTTGGCGGGACTCATACGTTGTCGTAGGCTGTGCGCCGAATTTCCCAAAGCACATCCGGCACAGCCGGCCCGGTGCTGGCGTCGTGCGCCATGTCGCCAATTTGATGCAGCACTTCACGCAGCCGGTCGGCGTCACTGTTGGGCGGTGGTCCCACGTACAGCGCAACAGTCGCAATATCCGGGTTGTGGTGCGGCTCAGAGAACAACATGGTGATGCGGCCGTTCGGCAACTGCCACCCATACGCCACAGGATCGGCGGGTGCTTCTCCGTGCGGCTCAGCGGCAACAGCCATCGCAGCTTTGTAGCCGGCTTCAAAGGCAGCTTCTATCCAATGCTCCGTTGTCTTGATAGCGCCTGTTTCTTTGGCCTCCGCGCGCCAAAGTTCCATTTCAAAAGCCGCTCGGCTTGCGGCTTCCATTACGCGGCCTCGATGATCATGCGGTCGGTGCCATCGGGGTTGTAGCCCTTCAGGATGGTGATGGCAAACAGGTCGGCAAAGTCTTCGTGCAAGGCGCCGGTCTTGTAGGCTGCGGCAAAAACATCGAAGAACGTTGAGATGTCGGCGGCGGTGTTGTTGACGTAATGGATGCTGGTGTTCATGTTGCTCTCCGTTTCGGTTGGTGTGCTTTCATTGTGCGCCACCGTTAGCACTAACGCAAGCACTATTTGCACGCACACATCGCGTCCCCCACCAGCGCCATAACCCACGCTCAAACGGACGCCGTACCGGCGCCGTTTAGCTCAGCGTTAGGCCCTAGCGGCTTGCCAGCGTGTAGCTAAGCCAAAGTGGCCAGAAAATGGCTTTCGGTGCGCCGTCTGTTACCGATGGCCCGCCAATTGGGCACCTGCGCAAAGCCTCCAAGTCGTGCGCCCATTCGGCTCGGCACTGAGCCTGATACTCGGCTCGTGCTTTTTCGCTTTGAACAGTGGCGGGGCCAAAGCAAACAACGATCATTGCCAGGTATCCGGAAATCGAGGCCATCGCTACTTTGTACGCCATGTCGCTCATCTCAAATACTCCTTTAGTTTTCTGATCCAGGCCTAACCGGTCCGCTGTAGCCGACGCCCCCAAGCGTGCCGACCCATTGGCATCCATCACATGTTTCGAGCAGACCCGCAACAGCGGGGTGCGTTGGTTCGGTCGTTGGTTTTTGCTCGGTCATGGATTCCGCGCAGCTTTGCGCTTAAGCGCCTTTACAAGCCAAGCCTTTTCTCCACTTGCTACATAAATAGCCTTGATCCGAGGCGACACGCGCGCTTTAATGAACTCTGATTGGCGCTCATCTTCAGGAAGCGGCTTGCGCCCTCGTTTTTGTTTGTTCATAGCCCTATTCTGTGCCACATCAAACGCACTGTCAACTACTTTGTGTGGCACATTTGCTCGGGCGCTGAAAACCTGACGCCTTGCTGCGCTCCGAATGCTTCCATGAGAGTTTGAAGCTCTGCCATTTCAGCCTTGTGCATTTCGCTGGTGCGCGCCCCCAGGATGACGAAACCGCCATCAATGCCGGGGACGGCGCGTTGCTTCTTGAGTGAGGCGGTTAGAACGTCTTTCCACTCTTCCGAGGTAAGGCGCTGGCCGTACCAATCGACCTGCTGGCTAATGTCTCGCAACATTGCCCACATGCGGCGGTTCTGTGGATCGCTGCGCTTCTCGGGCCTTACCTCAAGGTGCAGTCGCTTGCCGTCAAGGATCGACAACTTGATCAGCGGCCAAACCTGCATCATGGCCTTGTGCGCTTGATGAACGTCGAACAGGGCCAGCTTCACGGGTTGCATTGCAAGCCCTCAATCGTGCGATTCAGCGCCAGTTCTGCCGCATCGTGCCTAGCGTCACGGTATCCCATTCGATATGCCATCAACACATCTTCTCTGTTGAGATTGTGCGGATACTATTCCCTCCGCAAATTCATGATCTGTCCGTGCAAATTCAAAATGTCCGTCATACGTTCTCCGTGTGTGTTTGCGAAGCGCCCACGCTAGGCCCTAAAACGGCGTCTCGTCCCAAAGCCGAGCCACGCCATTACGCTGATAGCGTAGGCCATCCACGCACCTAAAGGCGCCCACACAAGAGTCGGCCGATGTCAAAGAGAAGCGGTAGTTTTCGCAGGTTCGGCAGTCGCGCTCTGCGGCCACGGCGCGTGCAATCTCTCCGCGCAACTCGCACAGTTCGTCTATCGCCAGCCAAGCGTGCATGATGTCGGCGCCGTCGTACTCGCCGGTTTTTAGCTTTGTTCGCAGAAATTGCAGCTCGTTGTCGTCCATAGGTTTCATTTGTTCAAACGCTGCCGCTTCTTGGCCAACTTTGCTGCGTGCGCCTTGATTTCGGCATGGTCGTCAACATGCGCAAAAAGGCCGTTCACCTTTTTCACGCCTTCCGCCTCGCGCCGGGACTTTAGTTCAGCCTGGCGCTTGGCTCCGGTCTTTGCAATCAATGCGCTGCCCGCCTGGCTTTGATCTTGGCTATCAGCCGTTTGTGGGCTTCATAGGCTTCAATGATGGTCCCCCATCCTGCCAAAGTGCTAAACCTCATTTTTTCGGCCCATGCCAGCGCTTCCGGCGATTTTTGGCGGCTTTCGCCGCCGCTTGCTTCGCTGCGGCTCATTTCAGACCTTTGAGAATTCGCCGGTCTTGGCGCTTCGCAAACAAACAACACACCCGCCGCGCCTGCCTGTCAGTGTGTAGAAAGCAGGTTCCCAGCCGCGAGCGGCCAAGTCGGCAGCCAGGGCGCCTTCGATTGCTTCTACGTTGGTCACAGTCATTTCGCGGTTGTTGAGGGTGGCGTTCATTTGCTTGCTCTGTTTGCTGATTCGATGGCTCTACTATAACCATCGTTAGCGCTAACGTCAACAGGATTTCAGCAAATTTACAAAGTCTTTTTGCGCTCACACCCAATGGTTTTTCACAGCCGTCACAGCCAGCATCAACCGGCTACGCATCGCGGTTCGCGCCATGATCATCTTGAGGTGCGTCTTGACGGTGTGAACCGTGATCCCCATCACCTCGGCAATCTCAGCGTTTTCCAGGCCATTGCACAGGTGGCGCAACGTCAAGCGCTGCGATGCCGAAAGGTGAGGCATGACAACATGGATATGCTCAGTCGGCCCGCAAAGCCTTTCGGCTGGCTCTTGGCCTATGACCGGCAGCATGTTGTATGCCGGACAATTGGCGCGTGAGGAGCAGTTTCCGCCCATGCACTGTTTCATTGCTCGCCCCCTTCGGTTTGAGTGGTTGCCGTGAGCCTGGGCCGTATCCTGGCCATGATCTCTCGCACCTTGGCAATGTCTGCGGGCGGCTGGGCAGGTGGCGGCAGCGCTAGGTCATTCGACGGCGCTTTGCGGCACAAATCGCGGAATTGCATCGCATTCGGCGGCTTTGCCGAAGGCAAGAAGGCAAAAGCGTATTGCACAGAATCGCGCTTCACACCGTCCAGCACTTCGGCCCATTCAGCCTTCACGGCGGACACGTCCAGGCCTTCGTACTGCTGGGCAAAGTCGCGCCCGTACCGAAGAGCCAGCTTCTCGAAAATCTTGTCAACCCAATAGGTTTTCATCTCGTATTACTCCCATGTCAATGGTCGTTGAAGGTTTGTGGCGTTTTGCGGCGGCGTTTCCTGCGAATTCCGCCATGCGTTCTCGCTTCTCTGCAACCCAATCGGGCTCAATCGAAGGGCCTGCGCGCTCATGCGGCTTCAACCAATCCGCCTGCAAGCCTGTAGAGCCACGCATGCACCAGACCCGGAGGAATTGCTCCACCGACATACCTGCTTTGGCGGCTTCGGCCCGCGCAGATTGCAGCACCGTGCCAGTAACTGGCGCCTTCTTGGCTTTGCGCAGCTGTACCCAATCAGCCCACACCTCAGGCGAAACATCATCGGGAGTGGTGAGCGCGACAGCGCGAACTGTCTTTCTCTTCTCTACTTCTGTATATGCTTCTACCTCTGCTTCTCCTTGGGCTGATTCCGGCTTACGCGGCTTTTCTTGCTTAGCCTCGGCTGACGCTGGCTTACTTTGCTTATTCCGCCATCTCTCTTGGGATGCGCGGTTCTGTTCGCGCCGGTCTTCTTCGTTTCGAATGGCGCGGTACTTCAAGTAATTGACGATTTCCCAGCCCCAAGCCCGGTGCCCGTCAATCCGCACAATGCGCCGCCCCTCAAGCTCAGGGCTGCGAGACTCATCGTCGGGCGCTTCAAGCCGTAAGAGGATTTCCTTCACCCGGTCAACGTCAAGCCCGATTTCCTCGGCAATGGCGCGCGGGTGCATGTCAACCCGGCCGGTTTGGTCGGCATTGGCCAGCAGGTTGGTAAAAACGAGGATGCCGCCTGAATCGCCGCGTAGCGTTCCCTGATAAATCGACTTAAAAAGTTTCGCGTACATCCCGTAATACTCCGTAAGCCGTGATAGCTTATTGTAATGCTTACGCTGTCCACTTTGTGGCATAGCACACCCGCCATGTGATCAGCCCGGCTTTGTTCTTCACCTTGTGAACCTGCTCAGTCGGTGACAAACACTCGACGACTCGTTTTTGAGGCGATGTAGAGATGCCCAGCATCAGCATCTCTAGGTACGTGTGCGGCTTGCGCTTTAGGGCTGCGATGAGGCGGCGCCCTTGCCGCTGGTGACCTTTGCTCATGCCTTACCCCCCCAAACAGGCGACAAGCTGTACTCGGCAGGCATCGTGCCACCACGAAGCAGGCCGCCATCGTCCATCTGCGGCCGGGCGCGCTGCTGGCTTGTCAGCAGGCCCTGCGCTTCCATTTCGGTCATGATGGTTCGCACCTTGTCGTCGCGAATGCCAAGCTCTTTCCCGGCATCGGCAGCCGATGTGGGCTGAAACCGGCACAGCTTGAGCAGTTCGAGCACGGTGCCAATCCTCACGTTTGGTTCGTTCATTTGCGCACTCTCACTTTCTTTGGGAGGGGGTTTGCGGCCAAGTAGGCTTCCGCCTTTTGCTCGCTGTCAAAGTAGCGAAGGCCTCGACCTTTGCCGGTTGAAATGGTGGCCAGTGGCTCGCGCTTCATTCGGGCCTGCTCGCGGTTGTAAAAACCCACGCGCTGGCCCGCCTCTTTTTGGGTGATGGAAAGATTGAGCGCAAGGCAGTCAGTCGTAAAGCCGCTATCCCGCTTTGCCAGTCGCGCAATCTCACCAGAAACGGCGCCTTTCTTGCGGATCGTCGGCTTCGGGGCTGGTGTCGTCGGGGTGCCTGGCATGTCAATTGAGCCCAGCGCGTAGGAACAGCCGTTAGCAACCCGGCGCTCGCGGTTTTCACTCGCGGCCATGCTGGCCTGTGCGGCCTTGTGGCCCCAGTTTTTGTACAGCGTCGGCACAAAGCCTGGGGGCCATGTGGTGGGGCTGTATATGGGCTGTGTGAAGTAGCCTGGCGGGTAGGTTTTCATGCCGCCACCCGCTCAATGCGATTGACGCACACCCAGCTATTGCCAGTTGTCCGGCGAGCTTCAGGCTCGATCAGGTCTGCCGCTTCGGCTGTGCGCTCTGCCGTGTGCCTAGCGCATCCTTGGCACAAGAGCCGAGGCTCGTTTGTGTCTTTGTTCGTGCGGCCTTGGCACCGCTTGTAATCAGTCATGCTGATCCTTTGTCCGTTGCGATTCCAAAACGATAGCGTATTTTTGTGCCACAACGCAACAGAAAAAGAACAATTTATTTTCGCTTTTCCTGTTGACATGATGGGCCACAACAAATAACAATGCACCCATGCCCCAAGACAACGCCTAACGGCGGGGGCTCCAGGTGATTAGATGACATTCGACTTCAACAGCGCCGCAAACACAGCCGCAGCGCTTGACCTGAGAGATGCGCAGGACGACGAAACCACCGCGCGCTGGGAAGAGATTCGGCGCGAAGCGATGACCAACGTTGATGACATCTGTGATGTTGTTTTTGATGTGCGCGAGATGCTGGCTGAGCACATTGGGAAAAACATGCCGCACGCAGTGGGCGCTATCATCATCGCGGCGATGGATGCCTACGGCTCGCGGCTGGCCACGCGGATGCTTGGCAGCAAAGAGCAGGCCAGCCAGTTGCCCGACGAGCTTCAAGCGGCAGCCAAGGCCCTTGCCACGCTGTCGATTCGGAGTGCGCAATGAGCGACGCCGATGGCAGAAGCGCCGCAGCTGTTCAGCTTGTGCTGTGCGCCGACATGGCCCGTGCTGGTGTCGAAAACGCGGCCAGCTTTGAGGCCGCTGCGCGTGCCCTGGCCAGCCGGATTATTGAGGGGCTGGCATGAATGCCGTGCAACCAACGATGCCGACGCGCCGCCTTATCGGCCCCGAGCCGATGGTCTACACGCCATCGCATCAGACAGACATTCGGCGCCTTTTCGCGCTGGTGCGCTATCACTTGGCGATGGACGCAAACCAGCGCCACTCTCGCGTTTTGGAGCGTGCCAAATGATGCGCCGCGATTTTGAGCGCGCGGCGCTTTCCGACAAGGCTGCTGGCGTGCTGCTGGCTATCGCTGGCGCTGCGGTGCTGGCTGTTCTTCTCTTCGTGGAGCTTTCGGCATGAGCATTCCTGGCATTGATTGGGACGAGCTTGCCCCAAAAAGCGGCAATCTGACCGAAGCCGAAGTAACCGAGCGGGCCGTGGCTTGGGAGCATGAGCACGCTGGGGCGTTCTTTGCAATCAAGAACTACGAGCCGTGCTGCACCGGGCCGTGCAACCAGGGACGCAAGCTGTGCCCGACGCCGGACGCCTGCATTAAGGCGCTGGACGATTTCAGGGGCGAGCCCAAAAAATACGACTTGCGCCTGGGATTCGCAATGATCGCGGCGAGTGCGGTGTTTGTGGTGTCAGTGCTGGTTGCCATTGCGAAGGCGCTGTCATGGCTTTGATCCGCAAGGCCGTCGATTTCCTGGCGGTGTACCAGCAGTACCGCCCCCAACATTCCCGCCGTTACGCGGCACAAATTGCATTCGGCGTGGCCTTTCGTGGCCTGCCTTTCTGAGGATGACATGACTGAAACAAAGCAAATCTCAATGGCGTTCGTCAAGGCTCAAAAGGAATTCGGGCCAGCGCTCAAGACGCACACGAACCCGGCCTTTAAGAGCAAATATGCAGACCTTTCGGCGTGCGTTGAAGCGGTGGTTGATGCGCTGAACAACAACGGCATCGGCCTGATGCAGCGCACGATTCAGGTCGAATCTGGCGTGTGCGTTGAAACCGTGTTTGTCCACGAGTCTGGCGAAACGCTTTCAAGCGGCCCGCTTCACGTTCCCGCATCGAAGCAAGATCCGCAGGGCTATGGTTCGGCGCTGACCTACGCCCGGCGCTATTCCCTGATGGCCGCCTGCGGCATTGCGCCAGAGGATGACGATGGGAACGCGGGCAGCCCAGCAGGCGCGGCCGACCGCAACAGGCCAGCGCCTGCGCCCGCTGCCGCGCCTGCTAGGCTCTCACCGGAGCGGGTGGCAGATTGGCTTGCCGCAATCAAGGACGCTGGCGATGATGAGATCGACGGTGTGATGGAACGCGCGCATGCCGCTGCCCGCAAGGTGCAAGACAAACGCGCCTTTAATCAAATGAACAACGCACTCGCCGCGCGCAAGGTGTCCGCATGACGGCGCTTTACGTCCTGGCGCAGGAGCACCGCGCATTAGCCGAGCGGCTGGCTGATCTTGAGGTTGACCCGCAAACCATAGCCGACACGCTGGAAGGCGAAGCGCTGCCGCTTGAGCAGAAGGCAATTGCTGTTGCCATGGTGGCGCGAAACTTCGAAGAGCTGTCGGAATCAATCCGGCACGCAATCGACACCATGAAAAAGCGACAAGACGCAGCCAAGAAGCGGGCCGAAGCGTTGCGCGCCTACCTTCTGACAAACATGCTTGCAGCGGGCATCAAATCGGCAGATAGCCCGATGCTGTGCGTTTCGGTGAAAGGGAAACCGGCGTCCGTTGAGGTGTTTGACGCTGCGCAGATTCCGGCCGAGTTCTTCGACAAGCCGCCACCACCTGATCCGACGCTAAACAAGGCGCGGGTATCGGCAGCAATCAAGGCGGGCACTGATGTTCCCGGCGCGAAGCTGTCGGAGCAGAATTTCAGGCTTGAAATCAAATGATTTACCTGCTGGCTGCATGCGCAGTGAGAGCGTATTCGCATTCCTCAATAGCCCGGCTTGCTATCGGGCCAGCAGACCATAACGTTTTGGTAACCAGGAGCCAACGCGATGACTGACAGAAAACCCGGCGAGCTAAGCGACGGTGAGCTGTTGGCGCTGAGCCGCGCCGCGTTCGCGGTGGAATATGACCCCGCCGAGGTTCGAGCGCAGAAACGCGCCTAACGTCGAAGTTAAGGCCGCTTGCTGTAAGCAAGTCGGGCCTTGAACGCCCCGTTAGGCGGCTTCAATTTGATGCTGAAAATAGTTTTAAATAGCGCTTGCGTTACCGGAAACGTGGCGCTACACTGAAGGCACTGAAGCAACCGGAGAAGCTAAATGACAATGGCCCTTGGAACCGTTTTGCCCACCGCCGAAATCTTGGCGCGCGGCGACGCACACGCCGCCTGGCTTGCAGGCCAGCAGCACAAAGCCGGCGCCGCCCTCAACGTTTGCGCAGCGCGCACTGTTGGCGGCGAAACCCGCTACTACAAAACATCGACGAAATACGCGGTAATTTCCAGAGGCATGCAGGTTCGGTGGTTTGAAGTCCGCGCCGATGGTGATTACCCTGTTCGCGGGTGAGCCCAGCCAAGACGACAAGCGAGCGCGTGCAGGCTATGCGCTCTGCCCGCAATTCTCTGGGCTTGAAGCGCCTAGAGCTTTACGCGCACCCGGAAGACTGGCCGGCAATCAAAGCACTGGCCGAGAAGTTGCAAAGAAAGCGGGCGCGCGCCTTGCCGCAAAACAAGACGCCTAACGTTCGAGCTAAGCGCGTTTGACACGGTACTCCGTGGCAAATCCGCTTGAGCGAGGGGTTAGGCCCGCTGTTCGCAACCGAGAAAGACTATGAGCACCTGGAAAGAACTGCTTGAAGACGCTCTGAAGGAGCGCGGCGAGGAACTGGCCGACCTTGAAGCCAACACGCTGACGGACGCCGACATGGCGAAGGAGTTCGACTCTGGCTATGGCAGCACTGAGGGCCTGACGTTCACGGCCTGGAGCGCAAAGACCGTTTACTTTCCTATCTGCTATGACGGCGCCGAGTGGGTTGGAAGCGTTTCTCGCCACCCAAACGGCAAGCCGACAGAACACCAGGGCGGCGGCTGAATTGCGGGCCTAACGTGGAGTTCAGCGGCGTGCCCGCTGGACATTCGAGTAACCACCCTGCTGGCGGCGCGTCCGCTGGAACGCAGGGTTAGGCGTCACTGGCGCCGAAGCGGAAAGACGGTGATGAACCAAGACCCGGATTCGTGGGAAGCCAACGCGCAGCACATGCTGGAACGATGCCCGTACACCGTATGGCAGCGCCCAGGCGGCGGACCCGTGGACCTGAAGTCCACGCTGGTGGTGACGTTCCAGGCTATGCAAATGCGCCTTGAAGGGCATCCGATGTATGCGCGCAAGCTGACGCCAGAACCCGAGACGTTTGCGGGCCTGATTCCGTGACGCCTAACGTTTTGGTAACCGGCGCCCGCGCGCTGAAGTAATAGACCGGCTGGACGCTGCGGGGCGTCCGGTTGACCTAATGTTCGGCTGTAGCCGGAGATAAAGGAGTGTTTGAGATGAAGATCAACGTTATCGGGATGATCCTGAACAACGCCGGCCGCAAGTGCTTTGACGGCGCGGTACTGGATGACAACGGCAACCCATTGCCGGCCGCTGATTCGCTGCACGCGATGATCATGGAATATGCCAAGGTGATCAACGGCGGCACATCCGATTGGGTGGCGACATCGCGCGAAGTGCTCAAGTCTGACCCTGCCCCATGAAGCCGAACGTTCGAGCTAACCTGGACCCAACGGCGTGACCATGCTGGACAACCACACTGCTGATGCCGTTGGGGCTCAGGTTGAGCGAGGGGTTGGGCGGCTGGTGAACGAAGCTACGAAAGGAGCCCGCTGTGGCTGAAACAATGACAACGGCAATGCTATGGACGATGGCCCTGTTGGGCGCCTGGAACGGCGTAAACATGATCGGCCGCCTCTACTACCGGGCGCCGTGGTGGCCCTATGCGTGGCACGTTTTCAGCGGGGCATGGGCCGCGTTCATTCTGTGGGCACGCTGAAGCCGCCCAACGTGGCCGCTAACCGGCAGCCGTAGGCTGTCCGGTTGAGTGGCGGGTTATGCGTGGTTAACGAAGCGAAGGAAAGACGATGAGCGACTTTTGCAGAACCGCCGAGCAGAGAAAGGCCGCGAAGGAACACCGCTGCACCTATTGCGGCGAAGGCATCCCGAAGGGCGAGGTGTACCAAGAGCAAACGGGCGTTTGGGACGGTGCGGCATTCCGCAACAAGTTTCACGCCGAGTGCTTCCAGGCGCTGTGCGATGAGGGCGAAGGCGAGTTCACGCCGTACAGCGAAACACGGCCCGAGCGGGCTGACGCCTAACGTTGTATTGAGCGGCGCGCGCACCGGCCTGGACGGAGTGTGACCATGCCGTTGCGCGTCCGCTCGAATACGGGGTTAGGCCCCACATGGAGAAGCAAGCATGAAAGACAGTGATTTGATTGCAGAAGTGGCCCGCGTGTGGGTTGACGGCGGCGGCGATGCTGAAGGCATTGCATGGAGCGCCAGCAGCCTACAGGTCGCGGTCATGGTGGAGATTGACCGCCGCAGGGAGGATGCCGAAGCGCTTGCATCGCTGCGAGCAGTCCGCGAACAGTGGGAGGCGGAGAGACACGCCCGCCTGACAGCCAATGGTGGCCTTGGGGCCTAACGGTAGCGTTGAGCCGGGCACAACGGTACGCCGTTGTGACTCGGCTCGAACGCGGGGTTAGGTTTCACTGGTTCCGAAGCGAGAAGGACGACGAATGGCAGAGAAAGTAGTGATCGGGAACGCGGAACTGTGGCACGGGGACTGCCGCGATGTGCTGCCTCTGCTGCCTGCGTTTGACTTGGTGCTGACGGACCCGCCGTATGGGGTGCTGATGAACGGAAACCCAGGGCGCCGCGCGAAGCTGACCGAACAGATTGCCGGCGATGCTGTCGCGCCGGACGTAGCCTGGATGGCGGACCACAAGGCGATTGTCTGGGGCGGCAACAACTTCGGCTTGCCGCGCTCGACGGGCTGGCTGGTGTGGGACAAGTGCCACCCCGATGAATCGCAGCACTCGCAGGCAGAGCTGGCTTGGACGAACGTAGTGCGGACGGTGCGGCACTACCGCGAGGCTTACCACGGGTTCATGCGCCAGCGCGACGGCTGGTTCCACCCGACACAGAAGCCGCCTGGCTTGATGCGCTGGTGCATCGGGCTGACGGATGCAGCGTGCGTTTTTGATCCTTACATGGGGTCAGGCACAGCCGGAATAGCGGCGATGGAGACAGGACGCCGGTTCATCGGCGTGGAGATCCATCGCCCGTATTTCGACATCGCCTGTCGGCGCATCGAACAAGCGCAGGCGCAAGGCCAACTGATACAGCCCGAACCCTCGCGCGAATGCGTGCAGGAAGGGCTGTTGTGAAACCTAACGGTAGCGTTGAGCCGGGCACAACGGTACGCCGTTGTGACTCGGCTCGAACGCGGGGTTAGGGCGCTGGTGGAGAAACGCGGCTAGGTTTGCGTGTTACAAAATAGTTGTTGACGCTGGAGGTTGCTGTGCTACAGTAACGACATCGCAACACACCAAACGGAGAGCACCATGAACACCAACATCCACTACGTCAACAACACCGCCGCCGACATCTCCAAGTTCTTCGATGTCTTCGCCGCCGCCTACAAGACCGGCGCCCTGCACGAAGACTTCGCTGACCTGTTCGCCATCACCATCCTGAAGGGCTACAACCCCGACGGCACCGACCGCATGATCATCGAGGCCGCTTAATGAAAGCCGCAGAAGTGCGCGAAGATGGTGCTGTTCCGGTGGCGTGGATCACCAATGACGAGTATTCGTCAGGATCGTACTCACCGCCATACCGAGAAAAACGGCTTTCATGGCATAGGCCAGCCAATAACGGCACACCTCTATATACCGCCGCACTAACCGACGACGCTGACAGACTGCGTGAAGTTTTGCGCCGCATTGGCGACATGGCGCACGACGCCAGCACCGGGCCAGCCGTGCCGGATGTGCTTTGGGAAATCAGGCGCATGGCCTACGACGAAGTATGAGCACCGACAAGAGCAAAGGCGGACGCCCGCCAGCCCCGCCCGGCCAGCGCCGGGTGAACGTGCCGCTGCGCCTGCCTGAATGGCTGGTGCAGTGGATGGCAGAGCAGCCGGAGACGCCTGCGGAGTTGATAGAAGCCGCACTGCTGAAGGCGCACAAGCTGCGCCCGCCGCGTGCGCCCTAACGATAGCTTCAGCGGGCCTGAACGGCCCGCGAGAAAGGTGACACATGAGTGAAACTTTGGAGGCCGTTCGGGCTCCGTTGCAAGCGCCAGTTAGGCATCCCGCCACAAAGCGCGAGATGGTGCTTTACCACGCTACGACACCCAAGAAAGTGCAGCACTACCACGCAAGCGGCAGGATCATTGCACCGGTGCGCGGCTTCACGAGCCTACAGGCGGCGATGGCATGGGCATGCAAAACAGGGCGCAGTGTGGTGCTGGCGGTGCAAGGCAAGGACTGCCACAAGTTGCCCGACCACCACAACCAGTTCGGCGAGGCGTGGTGGGTGGATCACGATGTTTCGGCGTGGAAGTGCGTATTCTCGCCGAAGGATGCCTAACAAGGCAATATCACAACCTTGAAAAGTAGCCGCTAAAAAATGAGGCAAGCAATGGCCTAATAAAACCAAAGGCCAAGCACTAAAAACACCTAATGGCTTACGTAGTGGCGTTTCTAAGTGGTTGATTTACAAGGCGATAGTAAAAAGCTATCGGGCCGATAGGAAAAATCAATCAAGCGCGCAGCTTGACACGTGGCACCATACAAAAATGGCTGTTTCTTCAGGCTTTGCCTTGCGCAACAACCGACAATCGGGGCTAACTCTCGCCCCGATCCCCTCTCTCAAGGTTTTGGTGAATGCAATACATCGTCGGGATTGACCCAGGGGTGACTACAGGCTTTGCTGTTGCTGAAGTTGGTAAAGGGCTGACCCGCGTTGAAGGCATGAAGATTCACCGGGCGATTGATGAGGTGAAGGCCTTGCATGCTGCTTGGCTGTTAAGGCTGGTGGTGTTTGAAGACGCCCGCTTGCGTAAGTGGTTGGGCACAAAAGGCCGCGAAGCTGCGCAGGGAGCCGGAAGCATCAAACGGGATTGCAAGATATGGGAGGATTTTCTCCAAGAGCTTGGATGCCCATATCAGCAGATAGCCCCGCAAAAGGGCGCGACCAAGTGGAGTGCGGAATACTTCGCAAAGGTTACCGGCTGGGAAGCCAGGACAAATAACCACGGGCGCGATGCAGCTTGCCTGATTATTGGCAAGTGGTAAGATAGAAGCGTATCAATAGACGCCCGCGCTATAAGCGGAGAAACATGGCTTTTGACCGAGCGAAAGCTGATGAGATATGCGAGCGGATTGCAGACGGTGGAACTTTGCGCACCGCTACAGCCGATCTCGGAACAACTCTTCCGACATTTTTGCGCTGGTGTAGCGCGGACCAAGAACTAGCGGATCACTACGCGCGCGCGATGGCAATTCGGGCGGAGTGTAAGTTTGATGAGTTGGATGATGTGTCGGAATTGGCTGTAAGCGCCGAGACAGCCGTCCAAGTGGCTGGGCTCAGGCTCAAGGCTGACAATATCAAGTGGCAAATTGTCAAGATTCTGCCGAAAAAGTACGGAGAGAAACTAGCGCTAGGTGGCGCTGATGATTTGCCGCCAATAAAGACGGCACGCCCATTGGCCGAGTTGACGACTGAGGAAATCCGCGCAGCGCTGGAAAAGCTGAGTCCGTGACTAGCCCACAAGAGCTAGGCCGCGAGTTGACGCTGGAGCTTGCTAGGCGCGACCTACAAGAATTTGCAAGGCGCGTTCCCGTCCCTGGATCGCCTGCATCGGACTTTGAAGACGATTCGCGCATCCCGCTGATTGAAACGCATCAAGCCGAGCATCATCGGCTTATCTTGCGCGAGATGCAGCGCTGCATGGAAACACCGCACGGCCGATTGATGATCATGGCGCCGCCCGGCAGCGCTAAAAGCACCTATGCCAGTGTGGTGGCGCCGTCTTGGTACTTGGGCAGCAAGCCAAACAGGCGGGTTATCTTGGCAAGCTATGGCGATGATCTGGCCCGTAGACAGGGCAGGCGCACCCGGCAGCTACTGCGGTCATCGCAATGCGTTGAAATCATCCAAGCCGAGCTAGAGGCAGATTCTCGGGCGGCTGATGAGTTTGGGCTGACCAACGGCTCAGAATACATCGCATGCGGCATCATGGGCGGCGTTACTGGCAACCGTGCGCACGGCATCGTGATTGATGACCCAATTAAAGGCCGCGAACAGGCTGACAGCGAAACCATTAGAAACCGGACGTTTGAGGCGTATGAGGATGATCTATTAACCCGCCTGATACCTGGTGGCTGGGTGGTGATCATCAATACGCGATGGCACGAGGATGACCCATGTGGGCGCATTCTTCCGTCGAGCTGGGCCGGTGAATCTGGCGATATTCAATGCCGCGATGGCAATGTGTGGCGAGTTCTTTGCCTGCAAGCCGAGTGCCAAACGCGCACAGACCCATTGGGCCGCGAGATTGGCGCGATGTTGTGGCCTGAGTGGTTCGATGTTAAGCATTGGGCGCAATTTCGCCTGAACCGAAGAACTTGGTCTAGCCTTTATCAGCAGATACCTGCGCCTACTGATGGCATCATGTTCCGCAAGGACGACATGGGCAAATACGAGGTAAGGCCGCAGATACTGCGAATCATTTGCGCAAGTGACAACGCCGTCACGCCAGACGGTGGCGACTGGACAGAGCAGGGGGTGGCTGGGATAGCCGCCGATGGGTCTATCTACCTGCTGGACTGGTGGCGAGGCCAAGTAGGCCCGGAAATCTGGATAGAGCGGCAGATAGACATGATGGCGAGATGGAAGCCGCTTGCGTGGTTCGGTGAAGCTGGCCCTATTCGAAGGGCCACCGAGGGCCGATTGCGTGCCCGAATGATTGAACGCGGAGTCAGCTGCCGACTTGAGTACCTGCCGACCATCGCTGATAAGCCAACAATGGCGCAATCAATTATTGCCACGGCTGGTATGGGCAAATTGTTTTGGCCTGTTGCGGCCTGGGTGCCAGAATTGCAGCGCCAATGCTTGGTTTTCCCTGCTGGCTCCCCTGACGATGGCGTCGATACCCTTGGACTTATCGGCCGTGGCGCCGACAGTATGGGTAGGCCAAGCGAGCCGGAAGACTTCACGCCGTCTGCCCCCTTGCATTATTGGTGATCCTAAGTAATACAATCGGCCAAACTTAGGGCCGATTACATGGCGCGCATCAGCAAATCCCAGAAACTCGCGGACATTCACCGCAAAGCCCTTACCGGCTTTCGCGCGACGGCTGACGTAAGCCGCCAAGAGCGGGAAATGTCGCTGCAAGACCGCAGGTTTGCATCCGTTGCAGGCGCGCAGTATGAAGGCGCGTTGGGCGAGCAATATGCCAACAAACCCAAGCTAGAGGTGAACAAGGTTGGCCAGGCGCTTATCGCGCTTAAAGGCCAATACCGGCAAAACCGCATCACGGTGGATTTTGTCCCCAAGCAGGGCGGCGAAGCGGACACTACTGCTGACATGCTGGACGGCCTTTACCGTGCTGATGAGCAGGATTCGGGCGGGCAAGAGGCCTACACAAACGCTTTTGATGAGATGGCCGCTGGTGGCTTTGGTGCATGGCGCATCAAGGCCATTGAGGAAGACGAGGAAGACGACGAGAACGAAGAGCAGCGTCTCGCGTTTGAGCCTATCCACGATGCCGACAAGAATGTTTTTTACGAGGTTGGTGCAAGGCGTGTAGATAAAAGCGATGCCACAGAGTGCTGGGTGCTGAATCCACTACCGCGCAAGGCATACGAAGAAACCTACGACGACAACCCGGCAAACTGGCCGGAGGAGATCACGCAGTACGCCCGTGACTGGTGTTCTCCTGACGTGGTGGTGGTTTGCGAGTATTACATCAAGGTCAAAGAGCGCGAGGTTTATCAGGTATGGGCTGACCCGCAAGGCGAAGAGCAGGAACTTGAGGCCGAAGACCTTGCCGAGGTTGACGACGAAGGGGTTTCTCGCCTTGAGATGATGCAGGCCACCGGCTGGCGCTTGCTGCGCGAGAAGGTGAAGAAGTGCATCTATGTGGATAAGTACATCCTGAGCGGTGGAAAGGTGCTTTCAGGCCCGCACCGCATCCCTGGCAAGCATATCCCCATCATCCCGGTGTTCGGGATTCGCTCCGTCATTGATGGAATCGAGCGGTGGAAGGGCCTTGTCCGCGATGCCAAGGACTCGCAGCGCCTAAAGAACATGCAGATCAGCGACCTGGCTTTGACTGCCTCTACTGGGGGCAGGGCTAAGCCTATCTTCGCGCCCGCGCAGATGAAGGGCGCACCAGAGGCGATGTGGAAGAACGATGGCATCGCGAACTACAACTATTTGCTAGTGAATCCGTTGGTTGACCCGGCAACAGGGCAGGTTGTGAGCACCGGCCCGATTGGCTACACCCAGCCAGCGCAGGTTAGCCCAGCCGCTGCGGCCCTGCTGCAACTGACTGAGACGGACATGCAGGATGTTCTGGGCAACAGCACGAACACCGAAGAGATTCGATCCAACGTAAGCGCCGATGCTGTGGAGTTGGTGCAGGCAAAGCACGATACTCGTAGCTTTATCTACCTGGATGGGGTGGCCGTTGCGATGCGGCGAAGCGGTGAGGTGTGGCTATCGATGGCGAAGGAAATCTACGTCGAGGAAGGCCGCGTGATGAAGGCGGTCGGCGAAGACGGCAAGACGACCAGCTTCACCCTCAAGCGCCCGACGATGGATCGCGACGGACAGAAGATGGTGGAGAACGACCTCGCAGCCGTGAAGATGGACGTCACCGTTGACGTTGGCCCATCAAGCGCATCAAAGCGCAGCGCGACGGTGAGGGCGTTGATGGGGATGATGCAAGTGGCGCCAGACCCAGAGATGGGGAGTGTGTTGATGCATGCCGTAATGATGAACATCGACGGCGAAGGGCTCGACGACTACAGGGCCTATGCCCGTAAACAGATGGTTCGCAAGGGCGTCGTCAAGCCTAGCGACAAGGAAGCAGCAGAGCTTCAGGCAGAAGCCGAGAACGCTCCACCTGACGCAAACACAGCCTACCTGATGGCCGAAGCGCAAAAGTCGCAAGCGTTGACAGTGAAAGCGGCGGCAGATACCGAGCTTGTGAAGGCCAAGACTGCCGAAACCCTGGCCGGTATCACCATGGAACAACGGGCGCAGGTGCTGGAACTGGCGCGCATGCTGCAAAGCCAGCAGACGCCGACGATGCAATAAGCCTATCAGTACATCATTGCGATAGTCAAAAACTATCGTTATAGTTCGCACAGGCCGCCACCGGGCCTTTATCGGTGAGACAAAGGGAAATTGAATGAGCGAAACGGCAGTACCCGAGGTTATCGAAGAAACCCAAGCCGAGGAGCTTGAGCCAGTAACTGATGCGCAGGAGGAAACTCCCGCCCCAGTAGAACCGGCGCAAGATGAACCGGACGAAGTAGTAATCGGTTTCGCGGGAGAGGAATCGCCACCTCAGGACGAAGAGCTATTGCCAGAAAAGGCAAACGCCAGATTCGCAGAGATGCGGATCAAGCTGCGCGAAGCCGAGCGGAAGCTGAAAGAAGTGGAAGCGGCGCCAGTAAAGGCCGCAGAAACCCCGACGCTGGGTGCAGAACCCGATCCAATCGACTACGACATTTGGGACGAAGAAGGCAAACAGAAGTACAAGCAAGCGGTTTCCGACTGGTACGCCCAAAAGGCCAAAGTCGAAGGAGCGCAAGCGGAAGCACGGAAGCAAGCCGAAGAATCCCAAAAGGCATGGCGCGAAACTGTGGAAGGGTATGTTGCCCAAAAGCAGGCTTTGAGGGTGCCAGATTTTGAAGAGGCCGAGGAACTGGTTCGAGGGGTATTCAACGAAACGCAGCAGGGGATTCTCTTGCAGGGCGCTTCGGGCGATGCGGCGAAACTGGTGTATGCCTTGAGCAAGTCTGAAACTCGACGTTCGAAGATCGCAGCAATCAAAGACCCCGTTAAGTTCGCTTTCGAATTGGGCAAATTGTCCACAGAGGTAACGATGACCCCCAAGACGAAGCCGAAAACCTCACCCGAGCCAGGCGTAAAGCCGACCGCCCCTAGTAGCGGTTTGCAATCCCTGGACACATTGTTGGCAAAGGCTCGTGAAACTGGCAACTACACCGCCTATCACGCAGCAAAACACGCTTCAACCCGATAAAGGAATACTGAAATGGCAAACGCTCTCACCAAGGGCCTTGAGATCATGTGGGACAACGCAGTAGTCGGCTTCAATGCCGGTTGCGTTGTTTCCAATCAAGTCTCCAAATTTTCCCCCGGCGACCAGGACATGCAACGTGCTGGTGATGTGGTGCATCGTCCTCAGGACTACCACATGGAAACCGTGTCCGGCCTGGACATTTCGGCTGCTACGCCTACCGATCTGGTGCAGCGCATGGTTCCGTCTGTATACAAGAGCCCGGAAAACATCAAGTATCAGCTCGACGGAAAGCAGATGCGCGATAGTTACCACATGACCAAAGCGGGCATTGCGGCAGGCAAGCGCCTTGCAGCCAAGATCGACAGCGACATGGCCAGCGCCATCATGCTGCGAGCTGGCAACGTGGTGACGCAATCCGGCGTCTTCGGATGGGACTTGGCCGCAACTGCAAAGCGCATCCTGAAGCAAAAGGGCGTGCCGATGGGTGTGGACATCAAGATGATCATGAATCCGCTGGACACCCAAAAGGTGGCCCTGGAGCTTGGTCAACGCTCGTACTACCAAGGCCAAACCAAGGACAGCTTCGAAAACGGCGGCGTGCCAGACATCGCCGGGATGCGCACGTTTGAGACTGACATTTCTCCCACCTTGGCAGCGATTGGCACTGTGACCGGCACCACGCTGGGCGCCATTGCCTCGTTTACGCCTACCTCGATGACTGGTGACCTGCCTACCGACAACCGGCAGCAGACCATCACCGTTGCAGGCGCAAACATCGCCAACATCAAGAACGGCGATGTTTTCACTGTGGCCAACAGCGGCACTCCGATCAACAGCGTCCACATGATCACCAAGGACGACACGGGCGAACCGCAGACGTTCCGCGTGTTGTCTGGTGGCGGCACCGCAACCCTGACGGTCACCCCTCCGTTCGTGGCTTCCGGCCCCTATCGCAATGTGACCGCACAGGGCGCAAGTGGCGCGACGCTGACCTTCAAAAACACGGCAGCTAAGGCTGTTACGGTGGGCTTTGCTGAAGGCGCAGTGGAACTGATGACCGGCAACCTGGCGTTCCCAAGCGACCAAGGCCCCAAGGTTGTGCGCACCACCAGCAAGAACGGCATCCCGCTGGTGATGTTGCATGAGTTCAACGGCATGACCGGCGTCACCACGGTTCGCCTAACTGCGCTGTACGGCACCACGGTTCTGCAACCTGAACTCTGTTTCATGGCCCTGGCTTCTCAGCCGTAACGTTGGGGGGGCTTCGGCCCCCTCCTTTTTACATGCAGTCTCTCTACAAATCGCCGGGCGCGTATGTGCTTGGCAACTACGCAGCGGGCATCACGTTTGATTGCATCGCCGTGGCAGAAGCCGACATTGAAGCCCATCTCGACGATGGATGGAGCCTTACGCCTGACGCTGCACTCGCGGCGTTAAGCGAAGCCGAGGAACCGCAGGACGCCGAAGCGCCAAAGCGCAGGGGACGCCCGCCGAAGGTTAAGCCGTGACGAAAAAGCGCACCATTGCCGAGGCAGCATACGAAGAGCTGGCGATTGCTGGCTACGAGTTTGACCTCGACCCTGCCGAATTGATGTTCGCCCTTCGGCGGATGGAGATGATGCTGGCGCAATGGGAAACGCAATACACGCTTGATCTGGCCTATGTTTTCTCTGCTGACATTCTGACGATTGACCCGGATGATGAATCCGGCCTCGTTGCTGGGCATATCCGGCCCGTGGTGCTGAAACTGGCGCTTGAGATTTCCCGCGCGAAGGGCAAGACCCTGCCGCCCGCACTGCTGGCCGATGCTGCCGAGGCATACAACGGCCTGTTGATGCACACACCGCCCACGGCCTTGACGCCGCCCGATCTACCTGTAGGCGCTGGTTACAAAGTGACAGGCCTTCACTCCGAATATTTCCAGGGGGAATGACATGCCTGCACTGACCGCAGCCCAAACGAAGATTGTCTCTTTGCCTGCTGGGCAAATCATCACGATAACCGGCATTGGCGAATGGGACTTCATTGCGCTGAACGATGGCGGTGGGCAGATTGACTCGGGCACCTACGTGAACGAGGATGTGATCGGCGTTTACGCGGTTACGGCCAGTGTGCAAATCACCACGGCGCTTAATTCCTCGCTGGCGTACAGCGTGGGGCTGCCTGTTGGGCCTGAGGTAGGCGTCACCCCTGGCGACACCGGCAGCATCAGCGGCGGCACCACTTTGACAGCTGCCACGCGCTACTACCACGACAAGTGGGTAGTCAACGGCGGCGGCAATGTCCCCCTTGCTGAAGATGTGGCCGCAAGCGGCCTGACGCTGGCCTTCGAAGCTGGCCTCAATCAGCCGGCGTTCACCCTCTCGTTCTTAGGCGGCGTGACCGTCCTCCAAGAGAACGGCACTACGCTGAACAGTGCGGAAGCGGTGGGCGGGCTGGTGATCGTGACGTGCCAGTCGGTTGCGCCGGTGGTGTGGCGGGTTGCGAGTGGTGCACAGGCGCCGCGCGGCGCGCTTCCTGCCATCGGCAAGCCCTTGGCCTTGGCCATCACATCCGGCGCCACGGCGTCAAACGGCACGGTGAGCTATGTCAAGCGCGTCGGGCCGAATGGCAAGCTGCTTTCAGGTGTGCGTTTCACCTCGAACGGCGGCGCTGTGACCTCGGGCTCTGTGGATTTGCCGCTGTTCGCGTCCACTGTTCCCGGTGGCTCGGTGTCCTTCTTGATCTACTCCGAAATGCCGGGCCTGATGAATGAGGCGGTCGGCGTTACCGCGTACATCGGCGACACCGCGTTTTCGAACTTCTTCAGCAGCAATTTCACGCTCTCGCGCAACGGTTGGTACGAGTACACGCCCGGCGCCGTGGGTTCCCCTACGGCTCGCAAATGGGCCGCTACCGGCTCGCCAGTCTTCGGCACCACCAGCTTCACCAAAGGCCGCATCCGGGTGGATCACACCGCAGGGAAAGTGCCTGTGTTTGAGGTGTACGCAGTGACCGAAGCAGCAGGCCCGGCGCAGGCCCCCATCGTCATGTCGTTCGACGATGGTTACGCAAACGCCTACACATTGGGCGCCCCAACGCTTGAGAAGTACGGCCTTCGTGGTTGCTTTGGCCTCATTGCAGACAACGTGGGCACGAGCGGCGTGTACATGACTTGGGCGCAAGCTCGTGACCTAGTGGCGCGAGGGCATGAAATCGTTGTCCACGGGCCGCTTGGTGGCAGCGGTTCGCTGCGCAATTACGATGCCTCGCCGACCCGTGCTGCGGACATTGCCGCCGATCTTGCCTACCACCGTGACAGGATCATTGCCGAAGGCTGCTCCACCAATGGCAGTCATCGCGTCTATGTCTACCCCCAGGGCGAGAACCAAAAAGACTTCGCCGACATGGTGATCCGCGATGCGGTGCGAAACGCAGGCTTCCGGGTCATGCGTGGCGTGGACATCAACCGCGAAGACACCATGCTGCCGATGGGCAGCGGCATGCTGGAATACGTTTCCATCGTCGCTCACGCGTGGGTTTCTGAAGGCACGGAAGTTGCCAACATAACCAACATCAACACACGGGTGACGAACAACGTGGCGGCCGACCGGCCGAGCGTCATGATGTTCCACTACGTCGTTGCTGGCACGCCGGTTCAAAGCCTGGAAATCAAGCAGTCCAACCTCGAATTGATCTGCCAGAACGCGGCCAATTTGATCGCGGCCGGAACAGCCAAGAACATGACGTTCACTGAGCTGTACGAGGCTTCGACCGGCTACCGCCTCGCTGTGGCCCCATGACAGCCGCCATCCTCTTCTGCCGCCCCGGCGTCACGCCGGCCTACGTGCCACCAGCCATCCCCGGTCTAATCCCAGCCACGCTGACGGGCGCCCGTCTGGTTTCAGACAAGCCCACCGATTGGATGCAAACCGCTTATGACGGCATCGTCGGTGGTGGCCGCTCGCAGCTCACGCCCCTGGTGCCGTACCACGGCGCATCGGTAGGCTTCAAGCGCCCTTGGTTCCACTGGCCCACACCCGAGGAAGCCAGCGATTCAAGCGGTGATGCCCGAGTTTCCAGCGTCTCGGTCTACGCGGTCGGTGGCGTTTCGCCACTCATGACGATGCCCGCCGAAGCCGGGTACAACTTCGTGCGCGCCACGGCCGATCTTTCGCTTGACGTCGATTACGAGTGGGCAGTAACCCACCCCACCGCAGGCACCAGCGCCCGCCGCCGCTTCAAGGTGCGCGCCGATGCGGTGGATTACGCCCCGCCCACCCGCACCAGTGCCGCCACCGTGGCCGCATCAAAGCCGCGCTCGCGCTTTGCACTCAGCCCAGCCAAAATCACGGCCTACCTCTCGGGCAGCAACACCGCCAGCTTGGCCAGGCTTCAAACGCTGTTCGACGGCTTTGAATTCGATGCCGTTCCAGCCGACACCCCATCCAGCTATGTGCAGCTGCAAGAGCACGCCCGCATCATCGCGTGCCAGCACCTGTGGCAAATCACCGGCACGCTGAAGTACAAAACCGAAGGCCTGCGCCGCTTGCGTAACCTCATCAGCTGGTCTACCACCTGGGTGGGCGAACCCGCTTGGGACGACGCTTTCAGGCTGCACCTGCTCACCTGCGCCATTGGTTACGACACCTGGGGCGCAGACCTCACCACGGGCGAATGCACCCAGTATTTCGACCTGTTGGGCACCCAGCTGAACAACATGATCACCGGGCGGCCAAGCCCCAACGCATTCGCCAAAATCTTTGAAACTTCGTCGCCGTGGTCAAGCTCCTACGGCCGCCGCCTGTGGCACCTGGCGTTGTTCACCGGGCACGTTCAAAACCACATGTTGGCCGCTTGCACGGCAGCCTGCGCGGTGGTGGGTGACGAAGCCCGCTTCACCAGTGGGCACAACAACCTCGCGGCCAACATCCAAACGTTCGCGCAGGCCGCTGAAGTCATCTTGGCGAACTTCGAGTTCAAGTCCACCGATGACGGCGCCTACCGCGGCGGTGCGGCCTACCTCTACACCCAGCACCTATTCGCCATTGGCTGCGATGCCCTGGCCACATGCTTCGGCGTTGATTTTTGGGGCGCCCCGCGCCGCAAGAACGTCAACACGTTGCAGCCCCTGCTGCATCCCTACTACGCGGGCCGCGTGCACGATTTCGGGGACGATGGCGCGGGCGTGATGAACTTCAGCCGCGCCTACTTGGCCTTCCGCAAGAAAAGCAGCCAGATGAACGCGCTGATTGCGGCTGGTGGCTGGGCGGTTGACGATGGAGATTACGCCTTCCACGCCCACTTTTACCGCGACGAAGCGGCAGACCCACCCGTGGCCGTGCCCACCCAATTGGCAGCTTGGTCGGTTGATGCAGGCATCTTTTCCACGCACAGCAGCTGGTCGAACGCAAACCGTGTGACGCTGAAGTTTCGAAGCGATCCCGCAGGCCCTTTCAACCACTCGAATATGCGCAACGGCTCGACCCTGCTTTGGGCCGATGGCAAACCGATCCTGTTCGACGGTGGCCGGTACGATTACTTCAACAGCCCACACCAACAGAACTTCAAAGGCGTTGCCCACAAGTCGGGCAACTTGATCAGCCTGGCCAGTCGTGCAGGCGGGCAGCGTGGCTACCAAGGCAGCAACGATTCCCGCAGTGTGCAGGGCGGTTTCCAATGGTTGGGCAGCGATGAAGTGGGCAAAGTGTGGTCAGCCGTTACGGCTGACAATTTGCAAAGCTACCAGCAAACCGGCTACCTGCACACCAAGGCAAAAAACTCGGTGTGCCACATCAAGCCCAACCTCTTTGTGTACGTGGATGACCACGAACTGAGCGGCACCGCGCAAACCTTCGAAGCCAACTTCCACACTGAGAACCGGCAGACGTACACCGGCCTGGCCATCAGCGGCAACGTCATCACCGCCACGGGCGCGCACAGCTTGCCGGTGGGCGTGGGGGTGGATGTGCTGGTGAGCACGCCGCGCACCAAGTTCACAAGCCTGTCAGCCGACGCCAGCAGCGTGGTAACGGGTGTGGTGGCAGGCGGCCACGGCCTGCCGCTTGGCGCCGTGGTGCCCATCCTCACCACCAAGATTGCAGGCGATCACCCAGCCAATGCCAGCCTGGGTGCTTACTTCGGTTACTTCAACGGCGTGGTGTCCAGCGCCACTACCGTGACATGGCAGGCCAGCGGCGTGAACAGCACCGCTTACACCCTGGTGGTGAACGATGAGCCCGGCGTCGAGTTCGTCATGGATCTGGCCGCCACCGTATCGAACGGCACCACGGTAACCGCCACAGCCGCGGGCGCCACGCTCACAAACCAAACGTTCACCGGCACGGCCTACCTGATGTTTGGCCCCAGCAGCGCGAGCGCTGGCAGTGCCATCACCATCGGCAACGGCTCCACCACGGCCACCATCACGCCACTCACCGGCACAGGCCTTTCCACAGCAAGCGCCCAACTGCTCACCGACAACACCTGGGGCGGCAGCAACAACACCACGCTGCTGGCTGGCATGTGCAACGCCAACAGCCACCCACTTGGAAGCCAAAACTTCCAAAGCGCCACGCAGCAGCAGCACCACAACTACATCCAGTACCCCAGCGCCACGAGCCTACTGGCGGCGCGGCTGTTGCAGGTGCAGGGCTACCCACAGGCCACGGGCGTCACGGCTTCGGCCAACGCTTCGACTTTCACCATGAGTTTCACGCTGTCAGGGTACGCCTACACGGTGACGCTTGATCGAACCACTGGAATTTGGACGGTTGCAAGGGTGCTGGCATGACGACGATTACGCTCCCAACAACGGACGGCGGCACGGTAACGCTTGAGGTGTCGGCGGTGTCCTACACCGCACCGGCGCCTGTTCCCACGCCACCCCCTGTGCCATTGGTGCGCAAGGCCTTTGCCCAGTGGCACAAGCCAAACCAAAGCCTTGGCAGCCCGACCGATCTCACCACGCTTTGGGCAGACCATACGCACACGCGCACGGCTGTGAACTTCAGCAGGGTGCAGGTGCTTTTCGCAAACCCGTGGTCAACGGCTCGCACCATCGTGAACCACATGGTCGGCACCGGCTCAAGCGGCGGGCTTCTGGCAGCGAATTGGCATCCCGGCGTGTCTGGTCTTGTGGTTCCGGCTGGGCAAGGCCCAAGCACTGCGCAGCGCAATGGGTACGCGGCCGGCTCAGTCATCGAGTGCGCGCCCAAAGCGGCTTCAGACGGCGGGCACGCTCACCTGATGCTGCGCGCTGATCTGCTGGGCTGCATCTGGCATTCAAGCCCTGACGATTGGGGCCAAGCGTCTTGGGACGCAGCCTATCCAAACCAGCCAATGCGCTCTTGGGTTCGCTACGGCAGCCACGCATCCACCCCCGCGCTGGCTGCAAGCGTGGGTTCAGGCGGCTGGATCGAAAAACCCGGCATGCGCAGTGTGGGCGGCGTCATCCTGCACCACAACACCCCGGCCGCTGCTGTGCTGTACATCGGCAACAGCACCACGGATGCCGACTTGATCGCGCCCGGCGTGTGCAACTACCAAAGCCCCGGCTGGCGCGCAGCAAGTGCGATGAGCCAGCGCGGCGTGCCCATTACATTCGGTCGATTGAGCCAAGGCGGTGCCAAGTGGGACGACATCCAGTACCAATTGCAGGCGGCTATCGATGCGGGTGTGTGTGGTGCGGGGGTCATCGTGGCGATTCCGACATTCACCAGCAACGAGGGGCTGACGGCAGCCGGGCATTGGGCGCGTTCACAAACCCTGGTGACCATGGCCCAAAACGCGGGCGCCACGGTGATGCTGATCGGGCCTATGTGCAGCACGACCCCGAGCCAAGTCCGGCACGATGTGCGCTCCCTGATGCTGGCAGCCGGTAAGCCCTACGTGGACACCATGTTGACCATCGGTAGCACGGCAGACCTGAGCGTTTTTGCGCCCGGCATGTGCGGCGATCCAAACGGCTTGCAAGTGCATCCGTCTGCTCTGGCCAATTCAACGCTGGCCCAGGTTCACGATTCCAAACTAACCGCCATCATCGGCTGATCATCATGGAACTTTCAACTTTTGGCCTGTGGGCCTTCGGTGTTCTCTGCGGCGTGGCTGTAATGTGGTTCTATGGCGCTTACAAGGAAAGCAAAGAGCTTTCGGGCGTTAACACGGATAAAAACGGCGGCGGTGGCGGTGGCCCAAAAGAACCGCTTTGATGCCGTGGCGCTTGCAGTCTCACTGCTGTCCGTAGGCGTGGCACGCCATTACCTTTGGGCGCTGGTTCCAGTTCCTATGCGCGGGCTGGCCTCCAAATTCCTAGGCGCTGTGGCAATTCTTGCGCTGCTCGCTGTGGTGGTGTGGCTTGCCAGTAGCCTGCTGGTGGCTGCGGTAGCGGCATGGTGGGCCGTAGAGGAGGCGCAGGTCGTGCTGTGCACATCTTGGTACGCCATAGAGCCATGGCATGTGCCTGAGGGCGCGGCAATGTGTAGCGCAAAAGCCGGGTTCGACCTTGGTGCTGTTGGCATCGTCGCTGTGAGTGTGCTTCTTTGGCGCATAACCCGCAAACACTAGGGAAACCTAACGATCAATGGCTGTCAAGGTGTAAAGGTTGACAGGTTACAAACGTTCCAATTAAGTACACAATCGCATGACAGAAGATCAATTGCGCGAAATAGGCGCTCTAAACGCCAACATGGGCCACGTTCTCGAAGCCATCGCGGACATGAAGAAACAGCTTACGGTTGTTGTTGAGCTTGTCGGCAAACATAACGCCTTGGCGGATCGTGTCTCTTTGCTTGAATCCGCATTCAGGGAAATGGTGAACAGCCAGAAAACCGCCTCACGCTGGGGGCAGTGGGTGCCTGTTGTTGCTGTTCTTACGATGGTGGTTGCGCTTGTCGCTGGGGTAATCAAGTTCGCCCAGTGGCTGCCGCCTGTTGCGGGTCATTGAATAGCCATGCTTCGCATCACCCTGCAACGTAGCGGGTCTACCGATCAAGGCACGTTCGGCGTGCTGGCGTTTGGCGGGCAGGTGGTGCGCACGATTGAACTTCCGTGGCGCGACAACCTGCGCCAACGGTCGAGCATCCCAACTGGCTCCTATCAGTGCGGCATCGTCAACAGCCCACGGTTTGGCAGGGTCTACGGTGTGCGCGATGTCCCCGGCCGATCCCATGTGCTGATCCACTCGGCAAACCTTGCCGGTGATGTTGACATGGGCTGGCAAACCCAGCTTCACGGGTGCATCGCGCCATGCCTACGCACCGGGCAAATGCAAGTTAACGGCAAATGGCAGCGGGCAGGGCTTGTAAGCCGCCCGGCGCTTCGGCAATTGATGGATTGGGCCGATGGGCGCCCGTTTGAATTGGAGATCACATGACGGGCATTATTGGAACCATTGGCAGCATCCTTGGAAGCAGCGCTATTGGCTCGATCATTGGCGGCGTTTTGGCAATCTTCAATCGCAAGATGGACATGCAGGCCAAGCGCGACGACCAAGCGCACGAGACACAAAGATGGACGCATGAGCGGGGGCTTCGCGCCGACGATCTGGCAATTGCGCAGGCAGAAGCCAATGCAAAAATTCGGGTTGCGCAGGAGGAAGGCGATGCCAGCGTTGAATCCGCGCGGATGAAAGCCATCGCAGACACCAACGCTACGGACAATGTGACGGCAGATGAACTCAAGGCGGCGGGCTGGTGGAAGTGGCTTCTTGTCATGGCCAGCGCGTACCGGAAAAGCCTGCGGTCACTGCTTACAACGGTTCTGGTGGGAGGGGCCATCTACACGACCATGAGCCTTATATTCCGGCTGGATGAGGCGATGCAAACAACGCAAACCGCAATTCTGGCGGATTTGGTGTTTATGTCTGTAAATTGGCTATGCGGCCAAGCATCAGCGACGATTCAGTATTGGTTCGTGGCGCGGGGTAACGCCGAAGGCAAGGCAAAGTAATGCAAATCCCCATCCTCTCCGGCATATACACCGATGGCGCGGCTGATTACCGCACATCGTACCCGGTGAACCTGATCCCTGTCCCGAAGGAAACCGGCATTAGCGCTGGTTACTTGCGACATTCTGACGGCATCGTGCAGCATTGCGATGGCCCCGGCGTTGATCGCGGCGGCATCATTTGGGATGGCGGGCACTACCGCGTGATGGGCACGAAGCTGGTGCGCATCAATTCGGCGGGTGCCCCGACTGTGCTAGGCGATGTTGGCAGCGGTGGCTGGGTGACGATGGATTACGGCTTCGGCCGTCTTGCTATTGCCTCGGGAGGGCGCCTGTACTACTGGGATGGATCGGCCCTGCAACTGGTGACCGACCCCGACCTGGGTGTGGTGAAGTCGCTTGTTTGGGGTGATGGGTACTATCTCACCACCGATGGCGAGTACATCATTCAAACCGAATTGACCGACCCGACAAGCGTTAACCCGCTCAAGTACGGGTCAAGCGAGGCAGACCCTGATGGCGTGATTGCGCTGCGCAAGGTTCGCAGGGAACTGCATGTGCTGAACCGGCACACAACCGAGGTTTACCAAAACATCGGGGGCGACTTCTTTGCCTGGCAGCCGATCCCCGGCGCACAGATTCAGCGCGGGTGCGTGGGCGCCAATGCCTGCGCGGTCTACATGGATTCCGTGGCGTTCGTCGGGGGCGGGCGCAATGAACCGCCCGGTGTCTACATCGCCCAAAACGGCTCAAGCGCAAAGCTGTCAACCCGCGAAATTGATACTCTGTTGCTTGAGTTGTCGGATGATGAGTTGGCCGCCATCGTCCTGGAAACGCGCGTCGATAAGGCGCATAACCAGCTGCTTGTCCACTTGCCTGATCGGTGCGTTGTCTACGATTCGGCGGCATCGCAAGCGCTAGAAACCCCCGTTTGGCATGTGCTTTCGTCGGCTGTGGCTGGCTTTGCCGAGTATCGCGCGAAGGGCCTCGTTTACGCGAATGGCAAATGGCTGGCTGGCGATCCAACCAGCAGCAAAGTGGGCCAGCTTGTAGGCTCTACCGGAACCCACTACGGGCAGCCTGTTGGCTGGGAATTCGGCACGAGCATTGTCTACAACGGCGGGCAGGGCGCCATCGTCCATTCGCTTGAGCTGGTGGCCCTAACCGGCCGGGTGGATATTGGTGTTGACCCCACAATATGGACAAGCCACAGCGACGATGGCATGAGCTGGGGGCAGGAACGCCCCATTAAAGCCGGGATGGTGGGCGACCGCACCAAACGCCTGCAATGGCGCACCCTGGGGCAGCTGCGCAATGTGCGCATGCAAAAGTTTCGTGGTACCTCGGATGCCAGGCTGTCATTCTCGCGCCTTGAAGCCAATTTCGAGGCGTTGCAGGCGTGACCGTACTGTTTAACCCGGTTGCGCGGCACCGCCTAGAGCGAGCATTCGGGAATTACCCCGACATCATCCGGGCATGGGAACAGCTTCAAGCGATTGTCGGCGGAACGGCTGTAAACAGCATTGGCGCTGCGGTTGCAGCGCTGGCAACGCAAGTAGATTCTGCCGAAATCGCCTCGTTTTTGCAGGCTAAAACGGCGCTGGAACAAGCAAACCAGTATTCTGACGACATCCATCAAGATAATGATGTAACGGCGCAGATTTCCCAATTGCGCGCCGAAGTGGGACAATTGCGCGAAATGATTGCGGCACTACAGGAACGCCCATAATGGCCAGTACATCCAAGGTTTTAGCGGCAAAACAAGCCGTTCCCAATGCTGCGGCCACGCTCATTTACACCTCACCCGTTAGCGGTAAGGGTACGTATGTGGACGCATGCGATTTTGTCTGCTACGGCACTGGAACGCATAACGTCACTACGTGGATTGTCCCTGTAGGCGGTTCGGTTGCCAACGTGAACAAGCACAGCAGCGCCAAATCAGTATCAACCAGCGCCACGGTGTCGCTTACAGAATTGGCCGGGCGTTACCTTGCTGCTGGTTCTGCAATCTATATGCAGGCCAGCGTTTTGGACGAAATCAGCGTTTACATGACCGGGCGTGAATTGACATGATCCGCCAGTTGCAAAAGCACGAGGCTATTGCGGCAGTATGCGAGGCGCGGCCAGAAACGGATGCATCGATTCTTGAAACGTCGCTTGAAGGCTGGTGTGCCTTGGATATTAACGGCGCGGTATTACTTACCAAAGCCGGTGAAATCCACGTACTTGCAAAGCCTGAGATTCAAGGCAAGTGGCTAACCCGTGGCGTGATCGTGAAATTCTTCGATGCGTACCTAAAGGCATACGGCAAAGCCGTGGCGCAGGTTAATGCTGACAATACCAAGGCCCGGCGTTTTGTCGAGCGCCTTGGCTTTAAACAGACGCACGCAGATACTGATTCTGTGCGCTATGAAATGACGAGGTGTGCTTATGATTGCTGAAATTGCTTCTGCGGCTTTGCCAGCGCTTGGGTCAGTGCTGGGGAAAAAAGCCAAGAACAAGGCCGCATCGGGCGCAGCAGACGCGCAGGTTGGCGCGGCGCAGATGGGCATTGATGAGCAGCGGAGACAGTTCGACTTTATCTCTGAACTGCTTCAGCCTTTCGTCAAGACCGGCACGACGGCGCTAGGCGGCATGGGCGATCTTGCTGGGCTGGGTGGCGCTGGGCAACAGCAAACCGCCATCTCTGCGCTGCAAGGCTCACCGGCCTTTACATCGCTGCTGGCCCAGGGCGAAAACTCCATCCTGCAAAACGCTTCCGCCACGGGCGGAATCCGTGGCGGCAACACACAAGCGGCGCTTGCGCAGTTCAGTCCGGCGCTACTGGCGCAAACGATCAACGACCAATACTCACGCCTAGGGGGCCTTGCAGGGCTTGGGCAGCAATCGGCGGTAGGCCTTGCTGGGCAAGCGCAGCAAACAGGCATGAACGTCACTAACCTATTTGGCCAGCAAGGTGCGGCGCAGGCTGGCGCCGCATTGGCTCGCGGCAAAAACACATCGGACTTTTACTCGAGCCTTTTGAATCAAGCAGGGCAGGTTTTCGGGAAGATCGGGGGGGGGTTCTAATGCAGCCATACGATTACACGATTCAAAGCCCATTGGCTAGTGATTCGTTCACGCAGGGCATCCAGCAGGGGCTATCGCTAAACGCCATTAGCCAGCAGCAGCGCGCACAGCAGCAGGCGCAGCAGGCGGCTGAATATCAGCGGCAGCGCTTGCGCGAGGTAGTGTCAAAACCTAACGCCGGGCATCGAGAATATTCGGCGCTGATGCTTGAATTCCCGCAGTTGTCCGAAGGCTTGAAGCGCTCTTTCGATGTTTTTGAAGGCGGCCAGAAGAAAGCCATTTCTAGCGCCATCACTCCGGCTTATGCCGCTTTGGCAAGTGGGCAGCCAGATATGGCGATCAAAAGCCTTGAGGAGCGCAGGATTGCGGCCGAAAACAGCGGTAATCGTGAGCTTGTGCAGGCCATTAGTGGCGGGATTGATGCCATTAAGCGCGACCCGACGCAAGCGAAGGCGACTCTGTATTTCCTTGGGGCTGGGGCTGACGAGAAGTTTGCCGAGAACGCCAGTAAATTCGGCGTTGAAAACCGGGCGGAGGCGGAAGAAGGGCGCAAAGCCGAGCTATTCCCGATTACCAAGCGCGAGACCGTCGCTAAAGCTGGCACAGCCGAGTCTGAGCAGACTATCAAGGCCGCAGAGGCTGCCGCCGTACCTGAAGTTACCCGTAGAAAGTTGGTTTATCAAAATCTGCAAAATGAAAATCTTGCAGCGCAAACAAAAAACCTTGCTGACAGATATAGGCTCGACCAAGACCAACTAGATTTCAATGTGCGGCAATCGCTTGACAAATTGTCAGGCAACCCGCAAAGCGGCGACGCGGCAAAACTTGTGAATGATTCCATCATTGCCGCCAGTAAGGCCACGGTAATGGCAAACCAAAGCGAGGCACTGGCCAAGAAGTTCGAAGAACTAGGCGGCGGATATGGTGCGTTTGCAACCGGTGCAGAAGCGTGGGCAAAGTTGACTGGTAATCAAAACGCCATTACGGAAGCGCGGCAGGAGTTTGAGCGGCTGGCTGCGCAGCAGGTGATTAACCTTTTGCCGCCTGGGCCAGCAACTGATCGAGATATTGCGATCATTAAGCAAGGATTCCCGCCCGCCACCGCAGATGCAAAAACTGTTTCCAACTTCTTGCGCGCAATGGCGCGGGTTACTCGCGCAGAAGCGGCCATGAGCGAAGCTAAAGCCCAGTGGGTTGATTCAAACTCAAGCCTCGGCAGGCTTCGCAAGGATGCTGAAATTGACGGGGTTCGTGTTGGCGCGGGTACGAATTTCAGCGATTTTCTGCCGCAGTATGTAAAGCGCAAGATGGCAACTGAAAAATTCAGCACCTACTAGCCATGGCACAAAGCTACAAAGACCCGCTATATGCAGGCTTGGCCTCTTCCGTAGAGGGACAGCTTGGGTTGCCGCCTGGGCTGTTGCTTGACATCGTTACCAAAGGCGAAAAGTCGAACGCTGACCAAGTAAGCGAGGCGGGGGCAAAAACCGTCTTTCAGGTTATCCCTAGCACGCGCGATCTGGTTTTGAAGCGCTACGGCGTTGATGCTTACTTGTCGCCAGAAAACGCAGCGCTCGCGGCTGGGTATGTCCTGCGTGATGGCATCAACTTTGCCAAGCGCAAGACGGATGACCCAGACCAAGTGCGCAGGCTTGCAGCGGGTTATTACCATGCTGGCGGAGATACTGCAAACTGGGGCAAAAGAACAGAAGCATATATGGATCGCGTCCAGCCGCAGCCCTCTACATATGAGCGAGTGAAGGCAGAAAGGGCGGCATCAACCGGCGCAAGCCTGGGCGCGCAATATCAGGCTTACAAGTCTGGCGCCATGTCGCAAGAGCAAAAAGCGGCGTTTGAAAAGGATGTGGCTGAAGGCAATATCGTGTTGCCAGCAGCCATGAAGGTTGGCCAGCCAATGGCGGGCGCGGCAGCCCCAAAGGGCGCGATTGATGCTTACATCACTGGCCGCATGCCGGAGTCCGACCGCGCAGAATTTGAAAGCCTGATCAAAGATGGCACCTTTACGTTGCCACAAGGTCAAACGCTTGAGTCTCTGACAAGGCGCGGCAATATCCCCACGGGCGGCGCAACAGCCCCAGCCTACACCGGCAACGATGCCGAAATGGCGCGGCTGCAAGCGGGCGGAGCTGATCCAACGGCAGGGCAAAGGGCGCGCGGTGCGGCGGAGATGCTTAACATACCGTTCGCGATCGGCGGCGGAGTAATAGGCGGCGTGGCTGGTGCTGGTGAGGCGCTACTTACAGGCAAGCCTGTCATGGATACCGTTGCGCTGCGGGCTGGACAGGGTGCTGTCGGCATGATGCCTATCCCTCGCACCCAGGCCGGGCAGGAAATGCTGTCCAACGCCGCGAGTTCAGAGTTTGCGCAAAACCTGCAAGCCATTGGCCCTATGGGCATGACGGCATCGCTTGGCACGCAGGCTGTGGGCACTGCGGCAAAGACGGCGGGCGGCATGGCCCCGGCAGCCTTGGGGCAAGCCTTGCCACGGGTGGCGCAAGCTGTTGATGCCGTGCAAGCTGGACGGGCCGCAAAGGCGCAGGCCGCAGCAGGCGCAAAGTCAAGCGCGGCGCAAACCATCACCGCAGCGGATCAATTGGGCGTGCCGATCATGACATCGGACGTTTCGGCGCCTACTACTTTTGTAGGCCGGGCCGTGCAAACGATGGGCGAGCGCATTCCTGCGGCGGGCACTGGTGGCGCACGGGCGGCGCAGCAGGAAGCGCGCATTGATGCCGTGCGGCAGGTGCTGAAAGACTACGGCGCCGATGACGCCGCTGCGCTTTCGGATGACGTTATGCGCGATCTTTCGACAAAGCGCGGCGCCGATCTGAAGAAGTACAGCGAAATGAAAAACGCCGTCATTGATGCGGCGGATGCAAAAGGCCCGGTGGCGGTTCCACGCACCACGGCGGCAATTGATGCAGAGATTGCGAAATTGTCGGGGCTGAACACCGAAAAGGTGACCCCAGTTATTGCCGAACTTGAGGACTTTAAAAAAGCGATCCAAGGGCAGGGGTTAGGCAACATCGAAGAGCTTCGAAAGCAACTAGGAAAGGCGTTCACTACTCCAGAGCTTGCATCCGTTAGGAGCACTGCGGAAAAAGCGGCGGGAAGAATCTATGGCCCGCTGAAGGAAGACATGCGCGATGCCATCACAGCAACTGGCGGGCGGCGCGATGTTTTGCGCTGGGAAGTGGCGAACAAGCGGCTGTCTGAAATGTCGGGCGAGCTTGGCAGCAACGCCTTGAAATCCGCGCTCAACAAAGGCGCCACCGAACCAGAGCAAGTGCGCAAACTGCTTTTCAGCACAAAGCCAAGCGAAGTGCGTTTGCTGTACAAGAACCTTACGCCAGAAGGCCGGGCCACAGCGCGGGCGGCTATCTTGCAAGAAGCGGCAAAGAAAGCGGGCGGCGTTGAAAACATCAGCCCTACAAAGTTTGCCAACGAGGTTGAACGCTTGGGCGGTTCTGTTGGGGTCTTTTTCACGCAAGAGGATAAGGCAGTTGTCGATGGCCTGACGCGGGTACTGAACGCCACGAGGCGCGCACAGGAATTCACCGCTGCACCTCCTACAGGCGTGCAGCTTTACCCAGCAGTCGGCGCGGCTGCGCTTGTTGACATATTCGGCGGGTTTGGTGCTGGGCTAGTATCTGGCGCATCCATCGGCGCGGCGGCTAGGATTTACGAATCCAAAGCCGTGCGCAATATGTTGATCGGCCTGAAGAAAACAAAGCCTGGCAGCGAACAGGAAAAGACATTGATTCAGAAGATTTTGGCTCGCATGCCAAAACCACCGAAGGCACAAAATGATCCAAACGAATAACCCATTCCCGCAGTATTTCGACGCTGACGGCGATCCGCTCGATAACGGCAAGGTTTACTTCGGCCTGCCAAACCTTGACCCGCGCACGAATCCAGTGGCGGTATTTAGAGACTACGCCGGGTTAATCGCTCAAGCCCAGCCTGTGCGCACCCTGAACGGGTATCTTGTCAATGGGTCAACACCCATCGGTGTATTCGCTACCGGCAATCACAGTATCGCGGTCTATACATCGGCCGATGTTCTGCTGTGGTCTGCGCCTGATTCATCGCAATACAACGTGGCGCAAATGTCAGAGCAATTTCGCTTTGATCTTGCAAGCACAGCTAGCGGCAAGGGTGATTCTCTAATTGCTGTTAGCAGGGAAGCGCCTGGGGCTGTCGGTACAACGGTTCACAAATGGATTGAAGGCCAGCGTCTGGACACATTGGCTGATTTCAACATTGAACCAGATTCAGCAACTGATAGGACAGCTGCAATCAATAGCGTCACTTCTGCGCTTGGCGGCGCTGGGTTTCGCGGCTGGTTGCATATTCCTTACGGGACAAAATTCAACGTAGCCAGTGTTTACGCTGCCATTCCTACGGGTGTGATGCTTGACGATGAAAGTTGCATCAATTGGGGGCAGCCACCAGGCTATAAGAACAAATTCCGGGTCATGTATTCCGGCGATACCGTGAGCGATGACGCGCAACAAATCATCGCTTCAAATCATCACCCAGCGATGATGCTGCTGAATATGGGCACCGCCGCTAGCGTGTCGGCATCAAGCCGCTACGGCACCATTATGCACGGCGTTGGAAAAGATGCCGCTGGTGATCCCATGCTAGGCTGGCTGCAACAGTTTGCAAAAGACCCAAGTGCAAATCGTTGGCGCGTCTCATGGAGATTGCAAACGCCTTATAACGTTGCTATTGCAAACCCTGGCAACTGGACGGCCTCCCAAGTGGTGACAGCTGGCGCATATCGCATCAGCGATGGCGGCAAGGTGTACCAAACCACGGCGGGCGGTACTTGTGGCGCAACCGCTCCAACAGGCACAGGGGCCGGGATCAGCGACGGCAGCGTGCTCTGGGATTACGTTCAATCTGCGCTGAACGTTGATAGCACCCGCATGGATTTAGACGAAAACGGCAACCTCGGAATGTACGCATCAAGTGGTTCGCCGCAACGTTTGACGATGAAAAGTGGGGCGCGTAGCCATTACTTTGAGATTGACGATGCTACAAACGATCTAGTGTGGAAAGACGACACGCGCGGCCTTGATGTCGTGCGTAGTAATACGGCAGGCGGCGTTCGGTTGGGACGCATCCAGTCGATGGCTAACACCACGACCAACATTACATCTAGCGGGGCATTGGCAGTTACATCGGCTGTGACGTTCCTTACAACCACAGGGGGGCCGTGGGACATAACCAACATTACGCTTCCGGTCGGTCAAACAAGTGGCCGCGTGACGCTGTGGTTTGCTAATGCAAATCTGGTGCTTAAAAACAATGTCTCAATTGTCACCGGAACCGGCGCAGACATTATAAGCGCGACAAACATGATGGTCACGTTGTATAAAGATGCATCTATCTCAGCCGCATGGGTCGTTTGGGCAAAAAACTGAGGCATTGATTTCGTTGCGCTGATCCCTTGTTGCCTGCTTCGGAATCACATGCTCCTGCAAGTGCCGCAAGATCGCACCCAGGCCCATTCGCTGACCTATCACCTCATCATTGATCGTGAGCGTGAACTGATCGCTCCTCGTCCTGCGCCTGCCTTGGTTCGGCGGGATCAAAAGACGCACATCAGCAGCCCAGCCGATGCCCGACATGGGCCAGTGCATCCATTGCTCTCCCGGCCGCAGGTCTGGCGGCGCTGGTGGGATTGCAAGCCTTGCCGCTTCGTCGAGTTTGCGCCATGCCTTGAGGCCCTGCTTGCGTGCTTCGGCCGGCCGAT